AAATAGACATTCTACAAACTCAATATTTATGCAATCATACAAAGTTTGAGTTTCTACAAACTTTTTGCCGTTTTGCTATTGACGTTCTACAAACTCTATGCTATAATATAATCAAGGAAAGGGAAGGAAAACCCAAAGGAAACCCAAGAGAACTAACGGAGGTATGAAAATGGAACGGTATGAAGCACTGATGACTATGGACGACACTGTCGCGTACTCTATGATTGATCGTGATGGCGAAGAGATGTGGAAGGCCATCGAAGCCTTGAAAACGATGATGAACGATGCAGAGCCTGAAGACTATGAAACCGCATCGGAAGAGGACTGGACACGGTTTAACGCACTGGGAAAGGCTGTCGCACTCATGTACAAGGAGTATGAAAGCGCTGCAAAGTCTTACTGCGAAGAAGTCCGGAAAAGCGAAGGCTTCCGCGAGTATGCCGAAGCGCACAAGAATCTGTGGCTGAGCTGATACAAAATGCCGAGCCGGGCGGCAAATCCCGGCAGAAAGTGGGGCTTAACATGAAAAAGATCATCAAAGGCAAGCTGTACGATACAGCGACCGCAAAGCGTCTCGGTGAGTATGAGCCGAGCCCGTACACCTCAGATTTCCACTGGTACTGCGAAACGCTGTACCAGAAGAAGACCGGCGAATATTTCCTGTACGGCAAAGGGAATGCCGCATCGAAGTACAGCCGGAGCTGCGGACAGAACGAGTGGTGCGGCAGCGAGCAGATCCAGCCGCTGACATACGCCGAGGCGCAGTCGTGGGCGGAGGAGCATCTCGACGGCGAGGACTACTGCGAGATCTTCGGCGAGCCGGACGAGGACAGCGAAGATGTCGCGCTGAATCTGATGATCAGCGCCGCAGCATCCGCGAAGCTGAAGAAGTCAGCCGCACAGAACGGCATCTCGCTCCGTGCTCAGATCGAACGCTGGATCGCGGAGGGTAAGTGATAACAAAACCGGCAGAGCAAACGCCTTGCCGGTTTTTGTTATTTTTCGAGCTCCGCCCGTGTTGCCGGGCCGCAGATGCCGTCCACGGCACGCCCGTGCTCCACCTGAAAAGCGAGCAGCGCGCCGAGCGTAAATGTGCCGAAAATGCCGTCGATCTGTCCCGCCGGCAGATATCCCTTGCGCGTAAGCGCCGTCTGGAGCCAGACAACCTGCTCGCCGGTGTCTCCCTTGCGGATCAGCGGCTCAGGCTCCGGCGCAGGCTGCGGCGTGTCCGGCTGATGCACAAATCCGATAAACCGGGAATCGCTGCCCGCACCCCAGTTCCCGCCGCCTTTTTCGCGGTGAGATGTCCAGAACGGATTCGCGCAGCCGTAGCCGGATTCCGATGTGATGATGCTGCCGTCGCCGTTGATCTTTTCGACGACCGCGACATGACCTGCACCGTCTCCTATTGTCCATGTTTTTCCCTTCGCCCAAACGATGATCGCGCCGAGCTGCGGCTCCGTGCCGGTCTTGAGTCCCTGCGCCTTTGCGACATCGACGAAATTCTCCGCATCCGGCGGATATGTCAAGTACTTCCAGCAGCCGGCGCCTATGATCTCGTTGAATCGTCCGGCTGCGTAGCCGACGCAGTTTGCGAGGATATCCGTGCCGGCCTGGAGCGGGTAGCCCTTGATCGCGCCGACAGCATAGCCGCCGCTCGCAGGGGTGTTGTAATACTTGTTTCCGCTTTCAGGCTTTGTGAGGCGTGGCTTAAACATTTCAGAATCTCCTTTCATTTTCGATACATAATTGTCATTTCGCTCGGCTGCAAATCAGTCTCCACCGTCAAAGTGTTCTGCCCCTTTACTGTCGGAATCGTGACGCCTGCATCCGCGCTGTGCAGCTCGTCGGCATAATCGCCGATTTTGCACAGCGGTTCGTTGACGATTGCGGTTTCGGGTTCTGCGAGGACGTACCAGACTGTGACGGGAGTTCCGGCGGCGTATTGGGCGGCAAGGTATTCTTTCAGACCTGCAACGGTGTTTCCGCTCGGTTGTGCATTCATTACATCTAAACCAAAGTTAAAGTATATTACATCATAAGATATAGCAACATTGATGCCAACTTCTGTCGAAGGGGTGTGATTTAGATTTTGTAAATGAGTGCAGCACAGAGGAGAGCGGCTAATGGGTGCAGATGATAATGCTGTAAATCTAATATAATATAGCGAATTATCAGCAGAAGTGACGTTTTTTCTGTAAAAGTCTGTTTCTTCCTCACCCGTCAGCACCAACTTCTTCACTCTCCGCACCGTCTGCGTCTGACCGAGATACACGGGCGTTGTCTGTCCGGCGCAGGTGATCGGGATTTTGTAGCCGTATGGTTCATACGGGGAAGCGGTGCTGCCGAGGTTGAGCATGATGTTTGTGTATCCTGCATCCGCCCACGTATTGCCCTGTGTTCCGGATGTGCGGATGATCTGATCAGACACGCCGTCTGCCGTAAACGTATACGGTAAAGAGCTGATTGCTTCAAACGTGTTCGTGCTGCCGTTTTTGATCGTTCTATAAATCGGCGTTGCGGACGCAGCAGAAACAGCATTAAACGTGTATGTTCCTTGCGGCAAAACGCCGAGATTTGTGCCTTTTCTTTGCGCCGATGCAGATATCGGAACAAGCTCATATACGGCTGAATCAAACAAATTCCCAGTCCTCACGCCGCAGAAAGTCGGCTGAATCGGCGCGTCAGGTGTAGGCGTGCCCTGCTGCTCCCCGTTGCCTTTCATGCTCCACGAAATCAGCGGCTTGCCGTTGCTCTTGAAACTCAGCGGCGGGATTCCGGTCAGCGTCTTACCCGCGCCGCCCATGAGCGTGCTTGCCCTCATGCGGTCGTAGTAGGTCATGCCGGGGCTTGCAATGCCCGTTGCGGCGAATTTCAGCAGACTATAAAAGTTAGCGCTCATCCTCCGTCACCTCGCTCTCGGTGTCGGTTCCTCCCATTTCGTTGGCCTTTTCCATCTCATCACTGATCTTGTCGATGTCATCTTCTTCCAGGTTGATCGTGTCGCCGTTACTCTCGTCAACGGCCTTTTTGAGCGTCGGGCTCATGCTTAGCGCATTGTTTGCAGCACTGGTGCTCTGCGGCGGATACCACTCACCGCTGTCACCGCTCAGCGTGACAAAAGTGACTGTATCTGCCTCAACGATCTGCGCGTTTGATCCGCCTGCAACGATAAAGTTCCCGACTGCATCGCCGAGCGCAGGAAGATCGGCGGCAGTAGCGACTTGCATATCCACGACTGCGACCTGTTTTCCGGTTTGCGCGTCAATCGTTAAGATTTCACGCGGTGCGCCCTCAATCCTTATCCATCCCATTTTTATGCCCATCCTTTCTCGCACGAGTCGTGCGTTCCGCATTCCCGGCCTGGAATGCACGCAGTTTTTTGATGATGCGCCGAACCCACACTGCGTCCGGAGCAATCGCACCGTAATTTTCAAGCATGGAAATCAACTCCATGATTACGATATACCCAAAGACAAGCCCCGCCGCGATTGCCCCGGAGATTGCAGCGAGCTCGGCTGAGTTGTAATACTCTCCAAGCAGCCGGACCCCAATTTCAAGGCCGCAGGCGACCGTCATGACGATAATCTCAGAAAGTTTGTTAAGTCCGCCGCGCCGCATCTTCGCGGAGCTGAGATCGTGGCGGATGTATGCCTTGATGATACCGGTGATAAAGTCGGCGGCGGCGAGCCCGATCACGATCGTGATCATGATGATATACTTCATTCATCCGCCCCCTCTTCCGGCTCAGCTTCAGCTTGTTCCGCCGCATCAATCCGCCCCGCCTGCATCAGCGATGCCGCAGACTGCGCAGAGGCTCCTGATTGCAGCGCAAGGATCATCTCGTAAAGCTCGCGGTTCGTGGGTGCATATGGCGTAAATGTGTCATCCGTGATCTCTGCGCGGCGGATCATCGGCTTAAACGTGACCGGCTCCGCTACCACATAGCCGGAAGAAATTCGTATGTAAACGTCGATCTGCCCGCCTTCGTATGTAAAAGATAATCCTTCTCCGGTATCCGCGCCCTTGCCGGATATGTTGAGACGATACCCTGACGCGCTGCCGCCGCTTGGACACCCGGAAAGGATGTACGACTCGCCGGAGATCAGTCCCGTTTCGGCATTTGCATTGATATGCAGGTCTGCGTTTCCGCCTGTCACTGTCCCGGTTCCAACATCAACACTGCCGTCTCCGTTGACGGTGAATTGCATTGTGCGGATTTCCGTGCTGCCGGCCGGATTAACATTCCGTAGGCGGTTCTTTGCCCCAATCGCTGAAACCGCGCCGATCTCTGCCTCCTGCCGCTGCTGATCTGCCTCAAAGTCGCTGACGATAACCGCCAGCCTTGCTCTCAGACTTCCGCTGTTTCCCCGCGCAGCGACCACCTCGTCAATATTGTCGTCTACCTCCTGCCCGCTGTGCGAGAGATAGATCTCCTCGCCTTGTACCTGTGCCATCAGCGCACCGCCTTTCGCATGATTTTCAAGCCGTTTTTGTCGCGCATCGGATACCGATCTTTGTCGCGAAGTTGGAAAGCGCCCTCGATCTGCTCCGGCTCGATGACGATCGTCTGCGGATATCCCGCCGGCCGTGTGAAAGAATTTTTGCTCCCGAAGACGACCCGTGTGACCTCTCCCGTGATGCCGTCGGTCTCGGTCTCCGTGATTTTGAGCCACACCGCGCCGCCGAGCCTCTCATCGTAGATGCGCCCGATGTCGCCGACTTTATATCGGAAAAGGCTGATTTCCTGAAAGTCCGGATTCCGCCGCGCATCCGCCAGCGTGACATCATAGCAGATCACCGGAGAACATGAGCTGTTAAACCGCGCAAAGAGGATCGGGAAAAGGACGTCGAAGATATCGACCGTTCCGGCCTCGATCGCCGCGTATGTCTCATCGCCGAGCGTCACCGTGTCGCTGCGCGCGACATTGTGCGGAAACTGCATCAGCGGCCATGCATTGCCGTCGTAGCTGACTGCGACCCATGCGCCCGTCCGCGTATCTTTGAGCCGCAGGAGCAGGCAGAGCTGCGAGGTGTCCACCGTGCGCACGATGCCGGAGAGATTGCGGCCGAGCCGGATGTCAAAGGCATCGTCCCGCGCTCCCTCCATGCGCTCGTTGATCGAAAAGTAAAAGTTATCGCGGTAAAGCTCGCCGCCCTTCTGGGCGATGATGCCGTCCGAGCCGAGAAGAAGCTCGACCGGCGTGCAGCCGTCCG